ATAAACCTCGAACCGCTTCCCATGTAATTGATTGCATTTGTCTAGGTAGTATACCACGTTCAGCAGCAGCGCGTCTATACGCCTCTGCATATAAACCATAATTGCCTGATATGCCTGATACAGAAGAACCTTTTGTAGTGCCTCTGCCTTTAACACTCATATTTTTAAAATTGTGATCTACCTCTAAAGAGTTACCTGATAATGGGCGCAACAATGCACCAGCAACAGCGTGAGTATCTATGGTTACATCACCAAATAAAGCATTAGGGCTGTATATATTATTATAGAAATTTCTAACTTTATGACGCTCACCCATTAATTTAGAAATAGTTTTAACATCTCCGTTTGCATCAATAGACGCAACGGCTTTGCCAATTTCATTTAATGAACCCCAAGCCGCTTTACTTGGCGATCCATCTGCATTTGTAGCAACATCTAGAAAATCACCTTCTGGGCCCACAATACGATAATCTGGTTTATTATAAGTTTGATCGTATAACCTTACAAACAAACCTCTTAATGTTGCTTGCACTGCTGGATCGTCATCTACTATTTCTGAATATGATTTACCTTTTATAAGATCTAATAATGGTTCGTACTTGGGTTTATTTAATGACGGCAAAGATCTAAACTTCTGTTCCATTTCATTAGCAAATTTAAAATCTTTTTGTTTTATAGCTACGTCAAGAACACGTTGCGCTAAACTTACATTTTGATACCAATCTTTTTGCGGAGATAAAGCAGCTAACGCACCGGCAATAGATGTATCTGAAATTCCGTATTCTTGTGACCAAGAGTCTGTTATAGCTCTTGCACCATCATACCATTTTTGGCTACGAGCTCTTGTTGTCTCAGGTACTTTATCATGTAAATAAAGTAAATTATCTTTAGCGTGTTCTATAAAACGTTCTGCTGTTTCATCAACAGTTTCATTAGGCACAGTTAACATATTAGGATAATCTTTAGTTATGTTAACATTAAACTCATAAAGTGCTGGGTCTGTTTTCATTTCATCTAACCCAACAATCAAATCTCCAGTCATTGCATCTTCAGTCGATGCTTTAGCTGTTGGCAACCTTGTTGATATTCTGCCTGGAAAACTACCGTCTGCACTTGTTTTATTAGTTGCAAACATATTACCACCAAGACTACCTACTGGTGGCATTTCTCCAGGTTGATTTAATCTGTCTTTTACAACACCAAATTTTCCACGGAGATACTCAACTAAGCTTTTATCGCCTTTTATTTTTTTAAGACCAAAACCTAATCCTTTTATAACACCATCTAAAGCGCCGCCAACTAAAATACCTTCAAAAGTATTAGTAACTCTAGCGCCTAATCGTTCTAGAGCAGATGCTTCTTCGTCAACCTCACTGTCTAAAAACTCAAATATTGCATTATCAAACCCATATTCTCTAGCTAGTGTTGAAATATTGCCTTCTTCTGGATCTAACAACGCATCTGCAAAACCACCTCTTAACATCATGCTTAGAAAATTTACGCCCTTGACCGGAGCGATTGACATACCAGTAGCAAACATCATAAGACCTCTTGCTAAAGATTCTATAGGCCCATCACCTTCCGGAACTTTAAGACCAATATTTGTTAACCCATTTTCAAAAGCTTTGTCTGCTCGCAAATGCCCTTCTTTTTTTTCACGAGAATACTCTAAACCGTCTGGCCCCATGTAGAAATAACCAAGATTTCCAATAGCCTCACCTATATCATCAGCAGTTCCAGCAATACCTGTCACTGTATCTTGGATACCACCAGCAACAACTCTTCCTGTAGATGCAGCTAAGTCAGCAGCTTTTTGACCAAATGTTATTTCTGGTGGGTCATAAACTTCACCGCCTTGTCTTTCAACAAACATTTTTTCATATTCGCTTAGGGGCTCTGTACGTCCACCACTTGTACTTTCTATATCTAAGAAACCAGCAGATGCTATTTGTTCATCGTCAAAACCAGCAGCATAAAAATCATCTGCTGTAGGTGTAATACCTTGCTCACGCAACGCAGCGTTGTACCGCATAATCTTTGCTTCCGGTGTTATTTCACGTTCTGCAATTTTAACGTGACCACCATTTGGCATCTTTGTAAAAACTTCTTCTACGTTTTTAGATGCATTAAATGATGTACCGTCAACCATTGATGGCGTGTCTGGAAAATTTGCGCCTTTAAATCTTGCAGCTTCTTCGTACTTATCAAGCTCTTCATCAATGCTATAGTATTCTGGGTTCATCTTGCTAGACCCTCATATCTTTTCTTTAAATCTAACATTTGCAAACGTAACGTCTTAGACGCATTTTTTTTATTTTCAGCAACATTATCTTGCCTATTCATGTCATCAATTAATTTTATTATTTGTGCTGGACGTTCTGATTGTGGAAAAGTTTCGGCTTGCGTTATAATATCTGACAATAGATTTTGGAACGTATCATCTGTAATTGTTTTTTCGTATTCGTCATCAATTATATCTCTAACACCTGGAGCTTCAGAAATTAATTTATTACCTAGGTCAATAACTTCTTGTTGTGTCATAGGTTCACCAGCAGCCCTACGTCTATCAACCTCAGTATCAAGTTGCCTATACAAATTACTTATTTCATTTGTTATTTTTTCAGCAGCATCATTATCCATATTTTTTATTAAATTTGCATCGTACTTCATTGCATTTTTTATATTATTTTTAGCTCTAGAAACACCACGATCTTGGTTATTTCTCACTGCTTGGTACAAGCGCTGTTGGTCAGGAGATGTTAAAACAGCGCTAGCATTATCAACATCATTAAATGTTAAAGTTCCTAGTATTTCTTTTTTTGTTAACATTTCCATTGTTAATGGTTGAGATATTGTAGGCCTTAAATCTGCACCATTTATTCTTGCTAAATAAAATTTATTCTTTTGTTCTGTTACATCGAGATTTCCAAAAGCCCATTGTCTTAATTTAGTAAGTATCTCAGCACCGCTTACTCTGCCTGTATCTGTTGTATTAAATTCAAAATCTGCTCCAAGAATTGCTTCAGTTCCTGTTTGCGCGTCTTCTAAAGAAAATATTTTTAAAGGATCGATTGTAAGCATTAATTCATCAAGATCTGCACTTTGTGATTTTAACAATTCTTCATTTGCTTTTTCGTTTTTTTCTTGCGCGTCATCACGTACTTTTTGAAAAGCAGCAGCTTCAGTTAATGCATCTTTAATTATATTATTTGCTTCATCTCTTGGTATGTTTTGCAATGTGTGTAACGCATAAGATCCACCATCTAAAACAGGCCTGTCTTCAACATCAACTTCAATTCCAGCATTTAATAAATCTTGAACCTCTAAAGCTTCTAGTAAACCTAAAGCATAGCTTGGAGTTGTCGATACGTAAGCACCTACAACATTTTTAGCTATATCAATTTTCATTTTTGATGTAGCTATTGTTGCACCAGTTTCGCTATATCTTTGTTGTTTAACACCTGTAGATATATCACTTTGAATGCCGCTAACTAATTGATTATATGAATCAATCATTGCGCCTGTTTGATATATATTTTGAGAAAGCTCTGTTACTATATTTTCTTGTCTACGTGCAAGACTAGCTTGCGCCGCTACTTCTATCTTAGTGTCAATAACATCTTTAAGTTGAAACCTGCTAGTAAGTTCCATTTGATCAAAACGATCCATAAACTTTTGGCGTGTAAATCTGTTAGTTCCAACTTTATCTAACACTTGTGTACGCAAATCTTCTGTTTGCGATTTCCACATATTGTCACCACCAAAAACATTACTTAGTTTTTTTTCACGTTCAAGATCATAAGCTGCCTGGCGTATACCTTCTTCTGCCTCTAGCAACCCTTCATTTAACAACAACTCTTGTTCAGCATTGTAACGCATCTTAGCGTATGCACCGACTGATTGAATAAGAGCAGAAGCTGGTGCGTTTTTAGCTAGCTCTGCTTGAGCAACAGCGCTAGGAGACATTCTTGCACTAATAGATCTACCAGGGGCATCTGATGTTGGAGATAGTTGCGATGTGTATTTTGGTATTCGTAATGCCATTGTTAATCCCCACCTATAAGACCAGCTTCATAACCAAACTTAGCTGCATCACCTAAACCGCTAATTAACGATGCTGTGCCTTGAGCGCGAGCAGATGCAGCAGCCATACCACCTTCCATACGTGATAACTCTGCGTTTAACTCTGCTTCTTCTTGAGCATCTGTAATCTGCATGTTTGTTATTTTATTATTAAACTCACGAATTTTTGTTTCGTAATCAAACTCACGAGCATTTTGCCTTAGAACTGACATAGGTGTACCTTGGCTCATATCAAATCCAGCATAACCAAAACCTGCTTTTGCTGAACCTTGAACATCTCTTTCAAATGCTATTGCTGTTCTTTCTTGTTCAACAAGATAATTTGAATTTACAATTCCTCTTTGTCGTTCAAGTAAATCAATGTCACGTTCAATAATTTTTGCGTTAAATTCACCAGCACGTAGTGCAGCAGCGGCTGCTCTATCACCTGCTTTTTTACTTTGAATACCGCCAACAACTTGCATCCCAGTTGATATAAGAGTTAAAGGATCACACATAATTCAAACTCACTTATCAAATGTATTCATGCGTGGGTAGAACGCAAGAACGGTCATTGGTAAAGGCTGACCTTGTTTTATAAATACACGATCATCGTCATCAAATCCACCTGGAAACTCTATATCCTTGTCACCAGTAAACATAGGAACAGCAGTATCCATAGCCATAGAGCTATCCCTAAAAAATATTCTGTCTACTTCACCACTGTCATTTCCAACTTCTGCGCCAACAGTTTCAAAGAATCTTACTGTTATGCCGTGAACACGCTTAGGTTTGCCCTGGCTAATACCATCTACAGATCCTGACTCAATACGTAATGTTTGCATATTGCTATCAAATCCGTATCCAACAGCGGCTGATGTTGATGCGTAGTCTAAAGCAACAGTACCAGCACTAACGGTTTTGTTTGGATGTGATGCACCGTTTCCTAATACTTGTAATGTTTCACCTTCTAAGTGATACAAACCAGAAAGACTATTTACTGAACCGCCACTATAAGACAATCCACTATCTACAAAAAATGCACCTGTTGTACTATCGCCAAAATCAAATAACTTTAGTTTTTCTACGTATCGTTTCGTAACACTATTAATTGTTCTTTTAACAATCATATATAATTCATCTTCACCGGTGTCTGTAGGTAGAGTAGCAATACTTTCTACAACTGCCTGACCACTACTAAAAGCACCACCGATAATGTGTTTATGCCAGGCAACAACCTCTTCTTCACGGCGATACGTTAAACCTAAAAGCGTACCGTCAGCCCTAATACACCACACAACGCTGTCAGGCTCTTGCTGAAAAGCCATTTGCACTAGGCCACCCTCAGTAACATGCTCCGCTAAGATCGTCATGTCAGGCGCTGAATAGCCGCCAGTGTTAACGTCACCAACAAATTTAAACTCACGTATTTTTCTTTTGCCGCGCTGGGCAAACAAAGTAACGTCAGCAACCTGTACCGGTTCTATTTCTGCTGTACCGTAATTAGAGTATTTACGAATAAGTGTTGTTGTAGGTGTAACCGGTCCATCATTCGTTGATGTTAAAACATATTCACCACCAGAAGTGCCAACAGTTAAAACTCTAGTAGCTGATAAGAAACGTATTGCGTTTACCTGGTTTGAAGCAATGGTATAAATAAGAGCATCATTGTCTCCAGTACCTGTAGCAAAGTTGTCGTAGTCTCCGTTTTTACTAAACCACAATGTTTGCGGATTATTGTTTGTATTACCAAAAACTAAACGCTGTTCAAAAAAAGAAACAACGCTAGGATAATTATTTGTACTTGTAAGTGTTGGAGTGCTATTTTCATTTATGCTTAGAGATGCAAACGTCCAAGCATTATGATCTGTTCGCGTTAGCGTTTTAACTGGATGGCTTGGATGAACTATAAACATAGTATCAGCCGATTGTGCAAAACGAACATCAAACAACTGCGCTTCTGTGTATGGCGTTGCAACCTCAAATATCTCTGTCGCAGTTCCACCAGATGTAAATGTTGTAAAACTTGTTGTGTTAATTGCGCTGCCGAATAAATCTACAAGAGTAAAGGTATTTGTTGTTGAGTTCGCTACCCGATAGTTACGTCCATTTAACTCTGTCATACCACCAACGCTATCAACAAAGATCTCATCGCCATTGCTAAATCCGTGGCTATTGCTTGTTAAAACGCCTGGATTAGCTTTAGTAATAGCGGTAATTGTTTTTGCAGAGCTAGTAAGAACTTGCAAATCGTTGCGAAACACACGCATAATCTGTTCACCAAACTCTAAAATGTAAGTATCAGCCGTTTTAAATTGGAACGGTATTAACCTTGTTTTAACAGAACTGCTTTTTATCTCTCCAAGGTATTCTGTGCCTGGTCTACGTGTTACACCGCCATGAGGCATAACAACCATGTTTGTAAGGTCTGATAATCCCTCACGATACTTTTCTATATTGGTACGGCCCTCTAACTTTGGGCTAATCTCACCTGCTGTAAAAGAACTAAACGCTGGTGCAGAACGTGCCATTAGAACCTGCTTTCAATAAAGTCACTTGCCTCTAGGCGTTGCGTTGCACCCTCTGTTGCATCATTAAATCGTGCTTCAGTGATTTTACCTTCATACAGCGATGTTTGTATCTGAACCATACTAGTAGAACCTGTAATAGCGTAGCATATCTCAGCAGATAACCTAGCAGCTAACGCCTCTATTAAGCTAGCATCGTAAAGCTGTGTATCTGTTACACGCCCAATATATTTAATTTGTGCGCTACCTTCATCAGTAAGAAGCTTGCGGCCCTCTATTACAAAAACTGGGCCACCAGAATTATTTGTTATGTTGTCTTGCGGATATGAAAGAGAACCGTTGCTAAATTCTAAAACACGCAAGCAAAAAGGATCTGTTGGTAGTGAATATTGAAATGCATAACCATATGCTGGAGAAGTTGTTTCTTGAGCTAAACTTGCTCTATTTGTTAGACAGTTCCAAGGGTGAGCCCTAAAAACAGTATCTCTAACCGATTCATATCTTTGATTAACAACTCGCGCCGCTTTACTATTCTCATCTAATGAAGTGATGTTAGAAGCGCCTAGATTGTTAAGCGCAAAGTTTGCAATATCAACTGTACTCGCCATTTTAACCTATCCTGTAAAAGAAGGGGCGGCGAACCGCCCCAACCTAATTAGTCAACTACATACTTGATAGTTACTTCGATACTTCCTGTACCAGCAGCACCACCCATAGTTGCGGTAACAGCAACTCCATCTTCGTTAGTGTCTGTCTCTGTGCCTGAGCCTAGAGCTAGAGTAGCGAGGATGTCTACCTTCTGAGCAGATGTTGAAGCAGCAGCAGCTTTATAAGCAGCAGCGGCAGCAACAACAGCAGTGCCAGCCGCATTAGTATGCGCGGCATAACCTACTGACAAAGTTGTTGATGAACCCATAGCATCATGTGCTAGTGACCCTTCAAGCAATCTTGCGCCGTCTGGTAGAATAAACATCTCAATAACATCACCAGATGCTAAAGAAGATGCTTCGTATGTACCATGAGCTACACGGACTCTACCGCCCAGCTCATTTGCCTTGTTCATCACGGCTGGAATAGCGCGTGTGTTAGTGCGTTGTGTTGAATAAACAGTAGCCATTAGTCAATCTCCTTATTCGTTACAAGCTATTTCTACCACTTTAGATTCTTCCATACGGGTAGAACCAATAGTTTGGCAGTAATAGACTTGAGTTGAGTATGACTTGTCAGCACGTTCATCAATACGTGCGGCTGGCTCTTTGCCAACAGCAAGCTTCAGACCGTCTTGAGCAAACGCGATAACCTGGCGGCTTGTGCCGTCATCGGTCAAACGATTACTTACGATGAAGTTAAATCCAACAAATGAATTAATTTCACCTTGAGCCAAAGCTTTAACAGTATTGAAGTCGGCTGAAGTCACGGTTGTATTGTTTAACAAATCAGAAATCTGCTTTGGTGAAACAATAATGTGCCGTGGAATAGATGGATCAACACTTGCTGAATCTAGTAGCTCTTTAGCAGATACTAGTTTAGCAATAGTCAAACCAGCAGAACCATGAGCAATCTTTTGCCCAGCAGGTAGTGCTGTTGTTGTTGAACCGTCTTTGCCTGTTTGCGATGAACCTAAAGCAGCGCTGATGACAACATCATCCATTGCTCGACCCATAGCAGCAGCGGCTGCACGGCTATATGTTGATGTTGGATCTACGAGCAAACGCACTTTGTCGCTATCATCGATAAGATCAGCATACTCATAGTCTGACATTGTTACCATTCTTCTGGTATGTGGTGTCTCGACTAAAGGCGTATCCTGATGTCTGCTTGTGCGTAGAACAGCAGCAGCTTGTCCTACTTGATCAAAAAAAGCTTTCTCACCATTAACGCTTTCTGTATCCACTGCATTTCGCAGCAAGGAACCCATCTGCTGTGATAGCATTTGGACATTAGCGCTAAACTGGTTAACAAAAGCTGTAGTAATTTGGGTAGACATATCGTCTCTCCTACTTCTGTTTCAATTTAAGGTTACTGCGCTTGGTTATCTCTTGCGAGGCCTTGCTGCTACTTAGGGTAGCTACTCCGCTTGACTACAAGCTTACTAGTGGGCCTTTCGGTTATCCACTATAAGAAATCACGAAGTCGTAACGCTGTTTGCACGTACTCATCGTGTTGTGGGTGCATTCTATCACCATATGGGCCATCAAGTCTAGTGATGTCAGCAAGTTGTCTGTTTGCTTCCTCTGGCGTCATAATCATTTCGGTAGGTGTACCCTCAATATTATCCTCTCCAATTTGCGTAGCAAGATTAGAAAACATCCGTATTATATCTGGATGATCGCCCAACATTCGCCCATCTGCAAGTTTTATTTCATCAAAAATTTCTGTGCCGCCTAATAACTGATTTGCGGCTAGCTGTGCAACTTCTAATCTTTGCTCAAACGCTTGACCATACTCTTGTCGCAATTCTTGTTCAGCAGAATACTGAGCTTCTTCTGCACCTTGAGAAAAATTGTCATTCATATTTGTTACAGCAGATTTAACAAAATCCATCATTACATTTGCTTGTTGACCATTAAGACCAGCATTTAAAGCATGCTCTCTAAACGAGTTAACGTATGAATCTTCTAACGGAATATCTTTACCAAGCTCATATTGATTAGCTTCTGTCGGAGCCCCAAGCCTTGTATATACTTCGCGCCAATCGTCAGCAGTTGCCGAACTACTTGGTATAGAAACTTTGTCTGCGCCTATCATACGTTGAGCGCTTACATAACTTTTAGCCAATGTGCCTGGATCTGTAAAAGTTCTTAAGCTTGGCTCGTTGCGGATTTCTTCTGGTAAACTTTCTAAAAAACTAACCGGTGCTGCATCTGCTACTGCACCTTCTTGAGATCCTGTATCTTGGATTGCCTCTTCGCTCATTGCGGTTCCTTCCCTTCAGCCAGCATTCGGACAATTAACAACACTGTTGCTCGCTGGCCCTCGTTAAATGCACTTTCATGTGGGTTGCCCGAAAATGTCGTTGTCTCATAACCAAACCTTGATTTGAGATCTTTTAATACTTTTTCACCGTCATCTGTATTAAACGTGCGGCGATAAGATAATTTTAGTTCTTCTAATTGCTTCACTGCTCTAAACCACCTACTGCCTTAACTAAAGGCGCAACTTGATTAGCTTGCTCTGCTTGCATCATTTGTTGTTGCATCGCAGCTTGTTGTTCAGCAGCTTGCGCTTGCTGCCTACGCATTTTAGCTACTTCTTCATCACTTCTAATAACACGCGCAGGTAAACCTGTTACTTCAACCAAATACTGCACAAGCTTATCACTGTCTAAATAATCCATAACAGGTGCTATTTCTGCTACCTGCATCATAACTTCAAAGCCTCTAAGCATAGACTGAAGGTCTGTAAGTTTCTGCGCTTTTGCCAATGGCGATACATATTCAATATCTATGTCTTGACCTTGTAGTTGCTCCGGAGCAGCAGGGAGGAGGCCATTCCGGAGCAGCAACGCAAAAGACCGAGAGATTAGAGGCTGCAACAGTTCCGATTGCAACCTGCCTAAGACAGGTCCGAGAAGCCTCATTTTTTCTTCATTACGCTGCAACACCTCAGTCGCTGTCATGGCTGGGCCTTGTGACATAAGCAACTGATCAACATAAAATGCCTGACGTATCGCATTACGCCTTTGCTCTTCCATGTTTAAACCTAGCGGATTGTTAGCGCCGATCTGCAACGGCTCTAGTCTGTCTCTTGTGCCTGTACGAAAAAAGTTAAGTGCGCCTGGTGTTGTTCTAACCGGTAATACAAAACCATCATCCGGAACCATTAGCGGTGGGTCAATCTGTTTTTGAGCAGCACGTATTGTTGTTTCAGACATTTTGTTAACCATCTTAACATCTGGCAACGCATTCATAGCTGGAGATCTACCGTAAGTGCTTACACTGTCTTTAACAAAACGTGGAACCATAAACGGAAAATCATCGAAACCACTTTCTGACAACATAGATTTTGAATCAGCGTGATAATAAACAGATGCAATAGGTTTACCTTTAGCTAGTTTTGTTCTTGACTCACCCCTTGGAAAAACAACATGCACAATCTCATGTTCTTTGTGGGGATCATTTTTTATGTCTTTAGACATTTGCTGCGGTAATTTATCTTCGCCAAACCTTTGTGCTGCTGCACGAGCGCTCATTTTGAATTTTCTATACACTGTATCAACAAGGCCATTCGCGTCTTCAGCTACAGTTATCTCTGCAATGTGACGCGCAGAAAACCTAATGCCATCCTTGTCACCTTCAACCATTAAAGCAGCCGTACCAAAAACAACTAGGTCATAATATAACTCATGTATCTCTTGTTGAAAATTTGATCTGTTAAAAGCTTTATACATTTGATCCATGCATAGCTCTAACCACTCATTAGCCATGTCATCATTTTGTAATGCTGGATCACGGTATCGCATCGAGAACCAAGGGGAGCTAGGAGAAGTGAGCATACCATGCAAAGAGGACGAAAGAAGTTCTACAGCGTGTACGGCTGTACCGTCATAAATTAACTCAGTTCGCTTATCCCCTTGGGTTCTCTTCTTTGTGATGTCTGCTTTTCGCGGTAACATATAATCCGCAAGCTCTTGCCAATGTTTTTCCCAATTAGATCTTTGCGTCTGTAACGTCTTAAACCTACGGTCTAACTGTGCAATAAGCGGATTTACTTGTACCATTACATCATTCCAATACTATTCATTAAAGAAGGCTTTTTCTTTTTTTTATCTTTACCCATAGCTAAACCGCCATGTGTGCGCCCAGCCATTTTTTGGTTTAATCTTTCTAATGGATCAACAGTCATATCTGCGCGGCGCTTAGCTGGCTGCGATGACCGAGCCCCCATTTCACCAGCAATATTCTTTTTGCCGTACATCATGCAATCATTTTACCCATAAGAGATCTTTTTTTACGTGTAGGTGCTTCTGCTAACAGTCCTTGAGCAGTTGTTTTTACTGTACTGCGCCTACTTGTTTTTGCTGTACCTGCAACTTTCTTTTCAGCTTCTCCACCTGCTTCTGCTTCAATTTGAGCAGCTTCTGCTTCTCCACTAGCAGCAGTACCAATACCAACCTCTTCATCTTTTACAGGCGCTTGCACTTCACCAGTTACCATTCCTGGCGCTTCCGGAACTTCTGGTGCTTCAGCTACAGCCGGTATTTCTGGTGTTGGCGTAGGCGCTGGAGCCGGACTATCATCAGAAGCAGGTCTACCAAATATATCTTTTCCAATATTTTTCATAGCAGCTTGGGATCGTTCCTGACGATCTGGCAAATCACGAAAGTACGCCGTGTTTTTAGGTTTCATACCTAAATCCATTTGTAAATCATCAAGCGCTGAATTTTTAGGTGCTGTTGAAGTTCGCACATCCATAGTAAATGATTCAGCAGGTAAAGACCCACCACTGCTTGTTGTTATATTGTTACCGCCACCACCAAAACACATTATCTTAAATCCTTCTGCATAGAAAGTCCTACCGGACTATAACCCAGGCGCTGCAATAGTAACGCGCCCCTTTCACTATTTATGCCAGATGTTGCCCCAGTACAAATATTAACCGCACCAACACCTCGCGCCCATTCTTCAAACATCTTCATCAACCGCACCCCCACCATGCCGCCTCGATACTCAGGGATAACATACCAGATATAATCACCTGCGACTAGTGTTTTTGAATATGGGTAGTAATAGGCCATTCCTACAAGACATCCAACTAATAAATCATTATCCCATGCAGTAAATATATCACTGTCATCTGTATCAATTCTTTCTTCTATCCATTGTTGCATTCTATCAAAATCAAATGTTGCAAATTTTTGCCAGCTTTCCGACTGAAACATTGCACAAACTTCTGTTACCTCAGCAGCGTCAGTATACCTGGCAATCTTATATTTAAGCTGCGAACGGATCATAATCTGACATTGCTTGCATCTGTGGAGCCCTCATTGTTGGCCCACTTTCCCTAAGACCTACAGCAAAATACCGAAATGCATCAGCCGCATGTGATGACCAATCATGCACCGGATTAGCCCTAAATGATCTTGTCCTATCATTATAAGACCTATGATACTGGCGCAAACACTCTAAACCCTGCTTGCACTTCTCACGATCAAACCACAACCTAGGTATCAACATCTGCGCCGCATGTATACCATCCTCTATAGGAAGCTTGGGAACCACCCTAAAATTTAATCCTAGATCCCAGGCTACTTCCCTTCGGCTCTTACCACTACCCAATTCACGCACCTCTATATCGTGCGGCGCATTATGCGTACCATATAAATAATTCTTAGAGTTAAGGATCTGACAGTAATGCGGCAAACCCTGATTTCTATTTTCATAATAATCTATAACATGCACAGCCCTGCCAACAGTCTGCGTATACCAAATCGATGTCGAGTCACCAATCCCAAGATCCCACCAGGTGTCTACCTTGTGCGCTGGATCATAAGGTACATTAGATACCCTGCCCCCAGTCGTAGCCTCTTCTAACTCCTTGCCATAAATAGCACCTGGCACATTCGCATTCCAACTACACTCAAACTCCTGCTGATACTGATCATGGGTCATCATACCCCTAGCAGCTTCCAACTCTTCGTTATCCAATAAACCAGTCTCACTAGCCTTATACACCGCGCTCAACCAATCCTCACTCGAAGAAGCTTGCTCATAATAATCATAGAAAGCATTATGACCTTTAGGCGTACCAACAAAGATACAAAACCCCTTACGATCAGATAATGCAGGACGTAACACTTCCGGAAATACATTCTCAGGCATGTCAGCAACCTCGTCCATAACACAACCATCTAAATATATACCACGTAAACTATCAGGGTTCTCAGCACCAAGTAAACTAATCCGAGCCCCAGTAGGTAAGTCACACCGCAATTCAGTTTCGTGAAACTTTACATTCGGTATGCCACCAGCAAAATGTTTTATATAATCCCAAGCTACATTCTTCGCCTGGCGATAGGTGGGGGCCATATAAGCATATCGGGGGGTAGTCTTACCAGAAACTAATGCATCCCTTAATAAATGATTAATAGCCCATACAGTCTTGCCAAACCTACGATGACATACAACAACACCCCACCGCTTTAACTGCATCTCATTGTGCAAAGACATCTGTAACGGCCTGGGCTCATACGGTATCTCAATATGCGTCAATGCTGCAATACCTCATCCTGATCCTCGTATATCAATATGCCGTTCTTCTCCAAGATAGCCTCGTACAAGTCCAAAAGCAATACCGCACACTCTAACTGCTCAGACGCACTGTCGCTACTCACAACGCCCCTACGTAGCTCTGTAAGGTGTCCAAGCATAGCATGCTGGTTAGGGGTTAAGTCAGAGTGGGTCACACTCCCTGCTCCGCAGGTATATTACGTGTATAGAAACGGCGGCAAAAATGTCGGGGGGTGGGGGGGGTGGTATGCTTAAAACGCATAGCAAATCCTATTTCGCATAATAAGTATTATGTTAACTCTTGGATATTGTGCAATCATTACAATCACTTAGTTGTTTTGCGAGCTATGCAGTTTTTGCAAACCACAAGATGTAGTGGTTGCCTTGTCTTAGATCTGCTTGGTTTACTATACATATTCAAATATACGAATGTATGAATTTCACGCGCGTAGATCGGACGCTCAGGATGTCTCTTACACACACAATACAACATCATTTACTCATCATCGATCTTGCTGGTCCTTCCGGTTTAAGCTCATCCATCATTGTATCAATCATAAGCTTTTGCTCATTTGTGTAGTAATTTTCATTCCATTGGTTAACAGCATAGCCACGGACAAACGCATCAAGTCTTGAGTACTCCATCCACTTATCAAAGCTACGTTGTTCACCATGCTTTGTTTTTGCAATCTCGTATGCTTGTTTGTCTACTAAGATTTGCTCAGGAGTTCTTGTTTGTTTAAGTTTGTTTCTTAGCTTTGCAAAGTTTTCGTTTACATATGGTGCGTTGTGCAGCATGTCACCGAGTATTGCATTTTCTAGTTCAACACCTTGCATTGATTGGTCAAACACTTCTATCAGCGGTTTACCTGTTGGACTATCCTCTGGATGATAAAACTCAAGCTTTCTTTGCCCAGCTACACCAGATTCTCTTTTGTCTGTTACTTCGATGTTTGCAAAGATAGGATACTTTGCTTTTAATCGTTGTTCAATTTCTTGGATACTATCGCTCATAATAACCTAGTGCTTAACCACAACGTCTTGTTCATCCTCTTCCAGCGCGTTGACTGCCACATCGCCACCTTGCCAGCTAATGGTAAACTGCTGTGATTGTGGCTGGTCTTCTTTCTTGTCACGTATACCGAACGGCTGGTTCCTGGCTGTTGTCCACTTCAATGTATCTATCTCTAGTCTACGTCTATTGACCTCTGCATTGAGATGCCTGACATCACCATCTTCTGGTAAGGGCTCCATTGCTAGCTTGTTTATTCTATCGCTGTAGAACTCTGCCTGTAATATGCGTCCACGCCTGTACAACTCAAACATGTCATCATCTCCAGCGACTGCTCTTGTTACTGCTCTGTACGTAGGCATGTTGTTATCGCTTGTAATATCTACAAGTGTTTCGCCTTGAGCTAATCGGTCAACAATCTTTTCCATTACTTGTGTGTTAATTGTTCTGCTCTTGCCCATGTGCAATCCTTTTAAAAAAACGCCCTTGCTGGTACAGTAAAGAAGTTCCCGTGTCTGTCCGAGCAAGAGCTAGTTGACCGGATGGGTTGAGAACTAAGGCCCATCAGGAGAAGTATGTGAGCAGTTTACAAGCGATGAAACTCATACTTCTAGTTTGTTATAACTTGATCCCATGCACCTTGTCTAGCCAGATTTCTAATCGATGTATAATCTCTACTTGCTCCATTGGGCTAGCCACTGCGATACTTTTAGAAACTTCTAAAAATTTATCTACAGACATCATAGGCCTCATCTTACTGCTAACTTTCTGTATTCGCCAGGACAACGGATCTTCTTGCCTACGTTTCTTACCCATCTTGTAAGCCGGTGACATCCGAATCAATGTCTCCTGTAAGATCTTGTAGTTATTACTAGTTATATAGTTATTGTTAGTTTCTTTACAGTAACTACTGTAGTTACTGGTAGTAGTAACTTGTAAGTTACTATCTCGCCCTGGTGGGCTCGCGTTAGCGTACTTCTTTAGTGGCATTTGTCAATCCCTTAATTAACCAGTGCATTCTCCGTCATCTGCTTGACACAAATAAGCCTCATCATCAAAGATCCAATCGCCTTGTCGCTGTACAAAATCTCCTAGTTTTGCATAACTTCTTGTCTTATGAAACGTAGCACCGACTTTACTTTCTAGGTCAGACCACCATTGCATACGCTCTGGATGCTCACGCCACACTGCTGCCAAAGTTGCCTCTGATTTAAGAAAGCAACCATCACAATTACCAAGACCCTTTTGAACTTTTAAATCAAATGGTTGGTGTTGCCAGAAGCTATGAATGTCATACACTGATACGTTTGCATTGTTTAATGGAAACCAGTTAGCCCATCTATTATCGGTAGATGGTTTGACTCGATGAGCCTCATCTGCTCGAATGCCGACTGTGTTAACCCATTTTTTCCATGTCTGGCTTACTAAAAACCTTTTAATTGTTAAAACTTTCATTTGTTGAGTGCAGAACCTTTGCGCTTGGTTAGGCAAATACCTAAACTTTGTCACGCTATCTACGCACTCAGTAAACGGCTCACCATCACGACTAGCAGAGTTGTGGCTAACAGTTACAAACTTAGGCATTTGCTTTCTGTATTCTAACCATGTAATAACCACATTCCAACGCTCACTACATTCTTGCACGAAGTCTAAAGTCTCTGGCATTTCTCGCCCAGTGTTAGCAAATACTACCTTGCACCGTTCTGGTAAATCTCCATTTACAGATAGTATTTGATGAAGCATGTAGCCTGACGTTCTGCCGCCACTAAAGCTTATTAAAACATTGCCATCAGGTAACTGATAAGGGTTAGTCATCGCTGTCATCCACTACAAAGCCTAGACCTTCGCACTCTAGGCATGTTGCTACAATCTCAACAAGTGAGCCACCATTGACATAATCAATGACAGCTTTCTCGCCTAGCACCTGACCGCTTGCATCGCAGTCAGGGCATTTCTTTGCAGGTTCATAAAACCTTTGTCCGTCTGGGCTGTAGAATACAAAGTTTGCCTCACTGCCCTTTACTTCTAAACCACCGTATCTCATGCAGATCTCCACTTGATACACTTCTTGCCCCAGGGCGTTTCTCCACGCTGACCACTGTCAACAATCTTGTCATCGTTACGCAACTCCGACAACCTTGGACGCACTGTAACCTCTGGTATTTGTAGTACATCAGCAATCTCATGTGACGTTAAAGACAACTGCATTTTCTGTAACAACTGCAACACACGGTCACGCGCACTTAGCTTGCCTGGGTAATTACTACGTGCTGCTGCACGACTAGTATCTGTTTTTTGGTATCCGACACCTTCTTGTGTATATGGCATATTAGTTCTCCTTCCAGCCTATCCATTCTAAGAATGCTTCATAAGTTTCTAACGGTAGCACAACCAACGTGCGCTCCCTATCTTTTCTGATAAACAACATATCGCTGCCATCCTGGTCCAGGGCATCATACAAATCTTGCCACGCCCTGGCCCTTCTCTTACATTCTGCAAGCAACGCTTTCTCCGGTCCTATAATTAAGTCACCTGCAAACGAACCCTTGACACTTCCTGACAAAGGTATGCGTTCTGCCTCTACATTTCTTTCTCGATGCCAGTTAACAACCTCGCGTTCGAACACTGCACCCTTATCTCTACTCGCCTTGCCACCCATAAATCACCTATAAAAATCGTTAGGTGTTACAGCGCCCATCGTAGTTTCTTGTATAATTAACATATACTTAGTTGATGGTATCTTGTAATCTTTATGATCTTTACTTAAACACCAACGCCGCACAACAGTGCCATGCTTGGCATCTAATCTTTGCGCCAACTGAGGGTAGCTGTAACCCTTTTCTTTGCGCCATTCTTCAAGTTTCATAAAATTTCTCCTTGCAAAAAATTATCGTTAGCATATGTTCGTGACACAATATGTCAAGGGTATAGATATGGGATTGAAGAAAACAGGATGGGCCGACAGGTTCAATTATAAGCATCACAGTAATCCATCAACGCCAGATGCATGGACGTTTTTTGATAAGGCGTACTTGCGTGTACAGCACAATAAAGCGTGGCAAATACTTACTGGAAAGATACAGGGTGATGAACAAGAAGCTAGAAAGATATTGCGTGATTCTGGGCATTACAAAGATAGCCTAGGATTATCGCAGTACAAAGATAACCCAAACATGGTGTCCGGACGCGCTGCACAAGTTTATGCTGACCGGTTACTAGTAGATGATGCTTCACCTAACGAAGCTATGGGCGATGCAATAAACCTTCTGCAAGGTTACCAGGGTGGTCACTGGCGTGACGCTGACAAAGATAATCTTATTATCGCACACCGCGAGAGAATCTATTATGACGCTGAGGGTAAGCGTAGTAAGAAGGGTGACCTTGTACAGGCAGAGTTTTCTTTAGTGTGTGAGAACTCAGTACAAGGCGTGAGAGAGGCCATGCAGGGCTCTAACAGGATAGTAGGTGAGATAGATCTATTCGGTCACTTACCGCACTGTCAGCTACCTTACTTTGGTAAACCAGACTATGGCGAGGGCCGTGTAGAACTAAAGACACAATGGGATCAGGCTGCTGATACAGATAGTCCTAGAGCAAACTCTTTGCCAAAGAAAATAAAAGCACCGCATCTTATGCAGATTGCCGGTTACTGGCACTTGTCTAAAATCATACCTAAAATTGTGTATGCAAATCGACTTGGCTATGTAATACTGGAGCCTACGATTGATGAGCTTCAGTTTGCTTTAGATAACATTGTGCAAGCCTGTAAACGTAGAGAAAAACTAATGCAGGTTGCAGATGATTTGCCAGAGCTACTATCGTTAACAGACCCACAGTTTGCCGAGAGTTTTGTATGGCGAGATCTCAACCCAGATATATTAATAAAAGCTAAACAACTATTTGGGAGTAAGAAATGAAAGAATTAAT